GTCAGCCATTTGTTGTGGATTATCCCACTTACCTTGAAACTTACCGTCAGTTAAGTCTTCAGGTTTAATCTCAAATGTTGTTTCCGGTGGTTGGTTCTCACTAGGTAGACCTGATGGTGCCGGTTCTCCACCGCCCGTTGGTGCTGGTTCTCCACCAGTTTCAGGTTCCATTAATATATATGTATTAAATTTCATAATTATCCTCCTCTCTCAATTCTTCCGCTAGAAGCGGAAGAAGTCCTGTTTAAAGTTAACAGTTGGTGCTCTGTCCCTTAACTCAGCTTTAGCCAACTCATGCACAAGTGATACTAGTTGGAAATCATTCATCTGCCATTTTGCTTTTAGCATCTTTGGTGTCCAACCTGAAGAGATATACGCACGTAACATCTCTTTAGTTGCTGGTACAAGTTTACCTTTTTTGCCACCGTCTCTAGTACGACCATTCGCTTCCGAGTAATCTCCATATGCTTCAGCAGTAAATGTTTTAATGTGCCCATCACTCTCATCAACTAACTCTGCTACAATAGCTTTATCTTTGGCTGTTGGTTTTGGTACTGATGGTACATCTAGTTCTTTTCCATCAGACTTAGGTTCTGTATTATCTTTGATGATTTTACTTACCGCCTGATAACTTAATGGTTCTTCCTCTGTAGTAAGCTTTGTAGCAATCTCTTTATTCGTAAACAACTCAGCACTGAGTTGCATAATTTTTTCTATGTTTGGCATAATAGCCTCCTTAATTATGAGTCATAGACTCTATATAACCCTCCGTCAAGGGCTATAAGAATTTATTGTTGTGGATTTGTCAATGCTTCTCCAGCACCCTTACCAGCAGCTTCAGCTCCCGCTTCAACTAATTGTTGTTGAGCTTGTTGGTCTTGCTGTTGTTTTAACTCAGTTGCGACTTCTTCAGAAGTCTTAAGAAGTCCAACAGTGTTGATACCATCGAAACTAGCGTATCTCTGAAGAACCTCGTTCTCTTTAATCCAATGATTAAGTTGTAGACCTGAAACTCTAGTCATAAAGTTATCTTGTTTTTGAGCCTCTTGTGAACGACCAAGTGCATCTAGTCCAGTAAGCACATCCACATCAACAGCATCAAATGTAATCTTCAACTCTGCCATCACTTTAGTGACAATCCACTTCGACCACTTTAGAGCCATCTTAGAATAGACTCCAGCCAATGTACTAGCCTCAAGTTGTTGAGCCATAACTCTAATCTCTTCTGCTGTTACACGCTCTGCATCACGTTGAACGCTGCCCGTATCAAGGAAGTTGGCTTGTAACTCTTTTTTAATAGTAGCCTCACGCTCATTGGATACTTGAAAGTCAAAGTTCTTACCAAGTTGAAATGCTGTAATGTCATCAGCTGCACCATCAATCACAGCACCATTTGCTGAACCAACAACATCTGACTTACGAGTACGACCACCACGTTGATTGACAAGTATTAAAGTTTTTGCAGCGATAACACTACCCTCAGTATTAAGTTTACCAAGTTTATCTATTTGTAACATGTCGGGATAATAGTCTTCAGCGAAGGGTCTATGGTACGCATCGCCTTGTACCCAGTTCCAACCAAAATATCTGAATGGTAAAGAGTCATAATCTTTATAAGTCTTCTCTTGACCTACAATTTCGCCATCAATATCCTGTTTCATTATCCACTTGTTAGTATCTTTATCGAAAGCAAGTAAGGTATATAGGTCATATTCATCCTTTTCTTCTTTAGCAGTTATCTCATCAGGCAATACCTGTAACTTCTCTACTATACACATAGCTAATGGCTCTCCCTGAGAGTCTAATTTAACTACGAATGAACGAAGTGGGAATATGGTTATACCAGCTCTGTCGTTCTTCTCAACAATAACTGAGCCTACAACTATTTGTTGTAGCAACATGTCGAAAAGTGATGAACGAATTTGCTGGTTCTCTATCTCACTAGAGATAGCGTCTGTGTTGAGGCTGAGTTGTTGACGTATACGCTCTATCGCCTTCTCGTTGCCTTGAAAGAGTTGAACCATAGCCAGTGCATCAGGCTTAAGACGAAAACTTGAGGTCGCTGGTGGCAATAGTGCCATACCCATCTTACTCTTTAAGTTGTTTATCTGTCGCCCATTGAATGATTGTGCAACCGATTTAAATAGTGCTGACCCGCCGTCACTGCCCTCAGCTCTGAACACATAAGGCAAAGATACTTCTGATATCTTTTGTGCTCTGTCCTCGTAGGGTTTGCGGTCACTAAGGTTGGCGTTAAAAAACTCACTGGGAATTGTTGTCGCTATATCAATCATGCATTATGTCCTCATCATCTTTATTTGGAAACCCATTTAAGTGTATCTCTTTAATCTCATCTAGCATTGAGAGTTGACCCAATAAGAAGTTACGCTCATCATCGGGTAGTGCAAGGTCTGCTTTGGTAAGCTGGTAAGTCTCTTCTAAGTATCTGATTAGCTCATCCATCATCTACACCGATTGTTTAGATAAATAATTATCTGCCGCTTCTGTTTTAAAATATTTACCATCATCTTTCATTGCTCTAATTCCTTTTTCATAGTGACCTAATATCCCATTACAAGTATTGCAGAGAACACCTCTGACTTTTCCAGTATTGTGGTCGTGGTCAACAACTAAACAATATGTTTCCGACGCAAGTCTACCACATATCTCACATTTGTTACCCGCTTTGGACATAAGTTTACCATAATCTTCAGGTGTTAGTCCATATTTATGTTTAATACCGTATTGGGTGTTCATTTTTGCCCGATATTGTTCTCTCCAACCTTTAGGTCTAATTCGTTTAGCTTCGTAATTCTTTGAATATTTATCTCTATGTTCAGTTGCCCTACATTTATTACAAACACCCCTTCGCCCATCTTTACTGTCTTTTCTAATACTATACCCTATTAATTCTTTATCTGTTTTACATTTTGAACATGTTTTCATAAATAATCCTTTAATAGAGTATACCTTATTTCGGCTTAGGGTTTGCTAAATATTGAACCCTAGTCCACTGCGACCACCGGCACCTAATGCAGAAGTTTTAGGTATTAAGAACTCTTGTGTTGAGCCACCAACCGCGTCCTCTTCTCCCGTACCGAATCTAGTCTCAATAAGACCCTCCTCCTCCGGCTTTGTCTCTGATGCTATGCGGTCTGCCTCAGCTTTACTTGATGCTGCTTCTGCTGCTCGTCTATCCGCATCTGCTTTAGCCGCTTTCTTTTGCTGCTCTGCTGAGTATATTGTTGACCCAGCCGCTAACGCCCCTGCTGTAATTATAGCTGCCACTGTACTTACCGCCATTATGTCTCCTTTTATGTATTGAATGAGATGTATGAAATGTCGCCAGTTTGTTCAACAAGCTTAACACCATATCGTTTTAATTTTTCTAACAAGTATTCACTGTTCCCATTGAGCATAGAGTGCACTGGTTGACCAGACTTGATAAGTTTGAGTATCTTCTTCAATACCCATAAGTCAGCTTTATCTTTTGTACCGGCTAGTAAGACCCAACCCTCTACTTGTGCTGACCATATCGGACAGTAGAAACTATCGCCACGGACTTCAACATTATTATCAAGCAACTCTTTTAATACCTCAGAGGTGTCTCCATCGACTTGATACGTATCTTTATAATAATCAATTATCTCTGTAAGTTTTGCTATAATGTTTTTGTCCATACAGAAGTATAGCATAAAAATAAAGGAATACAATGAATGACCACATGGCGTACCTTGTACCGTTTAACAAAGAACTTGATGTGCCATACAAGGCACCAAAGAAGTTAAAAGAGATGATATTATATATTTACTCACACCCTAAAGTGCCAGTGAAGCGACGTCAGTTATTTATCGATGTGTCGTCTTTGGGTAGTCGCACGTTGGTTAATGATATGGCTTGTGTAGCGATAGCAATGTGTCGATACTTTGTAGAGAACTCTCAACAGTTCGGTAGGTCAATGGAGAATATTCAGTTCCAAGTGTTGAGGCGGATGTGGCATCAAGTGTTTAACCATATGTGGAAGCAACAACGCACTGAACATACTGAGGAAGAATGGGTTTTCTTACGAACTTCGCTGTCGATGTTGGCTATTGAGAATGGTTTTTGGGATGAGTTGCTTCGCTGTGTGCAGGAAGAGGATTACTTTCAGACCGGAGACTCAATGGTTAAGGTGCGTGAAGGTGTGGAACTGAGAGGTCGAGTCAATACAAAGCAACAATGTCGAGCTTCATTGAATGAAGGCGATACTCATTTTGAGCATCTGTGCTCTCTTGATTAAGTTTAGGTTAAGAACCCTCAGTTTGCTAGGGAAATCCAAGTTTAGATTAAGAACTTTAGAATAGCTAGGGAAATCCATTTGGGGCTACCCCCACCCAACAGATTTTTGATTTACCCCCGTAGCCTCTGTCACAAACGCAACTCAACCTACACATAAATGGGCTAAAAATTAATGATTAATAGTGTCCACCACCACGGCTGACAGCGTGAAACTATGAGCCGTATAAAATGCAAGAAGACTGAAGTTATTCACATGTAAATGAGAGTTATTCACATGTTATTCACATAAACGTAAAGTTATTCACATAATAGCGCACAATCAACGTAACACGCGCACATGATGATAACTTATTCACATAAATCTAAACTGAATGTGAATAACTATGTGAACAACTATTACTCAACAGCCGAACGCTACACTACTCAACGCTATCACTCAACAGCCGAACGATAAAAGAAATAATATAAAAATAAATATTAATGCAAAACTTTTTTGATACATCGAGCCGTTATTATTGTCCTCATAATGTATCTCAACGGCTGAAAGAGTAAACAAGTTAATATGATAAAAGAATAATAAATAAAATATATAATGCAACTGTACTTTATCTCAACAGCCGAAAGACTTATAATCTCACTCAACAGCCGAAAGGATTTAGTAAATAAAAACAATTAAATAAATAATATTAATGCAAAATAGCTAAATTTGTGCTTTTTATTTGCTAAATTTAATCAAAATGTTTTCGTTTTCAATTCGCTACAGACACCAGCACCACGAGCTTCTGAGAGGTTCATTTACTTTTCGTTTACTTTTGTTATGCCATACTTTCGGCATCAGTTAGTTACACACTCACTGAAAATTATAAGTGAATTTCAACACTTTAAAAAATAAAAGGGTATATTATGAGTTTAACTATAAAACAACTTACAGTAAGCAAAACGAGTGCGATGTGCATTTATTTGAAACGGACGAAATGGTTATGGATGTAATCATGGATGTAGCAGAATTTTTCAGAAATGAAGAGTTACAAACAGAATTTAATTTTGATATAAACTTTAGTGACGATTACAGTGTAAACGGTTTTTATGTAACGGGTAGCGACTTAATAGACCACATGAAAGAAGAGAGATAATATCATGCAAAACGGATATTATTTAGATGAACTTTTTGAAGATAGCAAAATAGCAACTATAAAAAGTAGTGGATGTAAAGAATATATAGGCAACACTTTGAGTATGAAAAATAATAAACATGCTATGACTGAATTATTAAACTACACAAAAGATAATTTTAGTCATGCAAGATGTATTATAGACGATAAATTTATTTATGCTTACAACGGGCATAAATTAAGTATACTTTATTAATATTTATAGGGGGATAAAATTATCCTCTTAATAAGTGTTAACACTTATTAATTTGAGAGTGAGTCAACACTATAAAACAAAAGGATGTATTATGATTAAGTTAAACAAAGAGATAACAAAGAGAATATCAAAAGAAGATTACTACGATGAAGAAAGATTTATTAAGGATTGTAAAGCATATATAAAAGCTGTTAAAAGTGGTCGTATACAATATACAGTAACTCATGTATCAAATAGTGGCATGAGTAGAAACATAATGATTAAGTCTTATGAGGGAACTATGAGTAATGGTCACTATAGATGGTATTATAAAATGCTTGAAACTATGGGTTATACGTTTGCTAAAGATGATAGCATAAGAGTCTCAGGGTGTGGTATGGATATGCTATTCGCTACAAACTATAATATTATTCATTCACTACATAGAATGGGTTTTATATACAAGAAGACTTGTGCCAGTTTAGCTCAAAAAGTATAAACGCTTAACATGTGGAAATGTGTAACGTGTGGACAGAGTAACAATGCAAATTATAGTGTTTGCAAGTGGTGTGGCTGTCCACGATAAAATATAAAGAGGTAAATCATGACTTATGA